GTTAAAGCGCGAGCGCGACGAGGCACGCAAGGCTTTCGCTATCGCCACCGCCAACTGCGTCGATGTCCAGCAGCGGCTCCGGGTGCTCGAGCGCGAGCGCGACGAGACCCAAGCCGACCGCGAGCATCTCATCACCATCTCCCGCTATCGCCTCGAAAAAATCCGCCAGCTCGAGCGCGAGATCGAAGCCCACCGCCCTCCGACCTCCTCCAATCTTAAAATCTCCAATCATGAACCCACCACTTGACCCAACCCGCCCCAGGGGCTGCCCCGCGACCTGGTGGATGTGCCTCAATCCGTATCCCGAAGGCGAAAAACCCCAGTTCCGCCACGAATGCGTTCTCGAAGCCCAAGCCGAAGCCGCCCGCCTCTGCGTCAAGACCGGCCGCAAGATCCACGTCTTGAAATGCATCGGCACCATGCACCCCCCCGTCGAACCCAAAGTCATCTGGGAAGACCGCGACTGGGTATGACCCTCTAAAATCTCAAATTTCAAATCTCCAATTCCCATGAATCCCGACCCCAACGCCATCCCCCTTTGGTCCCAGCCCGCCGAAGCCGGCCTGATCAGCAGCGTCCTTAACGGCGGCACCACCGCCCTCGACGCCGCCCTCGAGCTCGTGCACGACGACTGGTTTTTTGCTCCGGTCAACGCCACCGCCTGGCAAGTCCTCAAGACCCTCAGCGCCCGCCGCCAGCCCGTCGATTTGCTGACCTTCACCGAAACCTTCCGCCAGACCGGCGAGCTCGAGAAAATCGAAGGCGGCCCCGGCTTTATCGCCGCCGAATACACCCGCACCGAATGCAGCGCCGCCACCGTCAGCCATTGGGCCGACCAGCTCCGCGACTACTGGCGCCGGCGCGAGATACACCGGATCGGCGTCGACCTCATGATTGAAGCCCGCAACTTCCAGCGCACGAGCGACGAGATCCTCGATACGAGCGAGAAAAGCCTCCTCGACCTCCGCCTCGATACGAAACAAACCGGCCTCCAGCACTGCGCTACCGCGGTCAGCGAAGCCGCCGACCGGATCGAGCAAGCCTATAAGAAACGCGGCAAGCCCATCGGCATCGCCACCGGCTTTCACGACTTCGACCGCATGACCAGCGGATTAAAACCCTCGCAGCTCATCATCATCGCGGCTCGGCCGAGCATGGGCAAAAGCGCCTTCGCTACGAACATCGCCGAGCACGCCTGCCTGGCCGACAAAGTCCCCACCGCCCTCTTCAGTCTCGAGATGGGCGCCGCCGACTTGATGGAACGCGTCCTCTGCACCCAAGCCGGCGTCAAGCTCCAGCGCATCCGCGACGGCTTCATGTCCAAGACCGACCTGCAAAACCTCGGCGCCAAGCACGACGAGATCAGCCAGGCCCCGCTTTACCTCGACGAGACGCCCGCCCTGAGCATCGCCGCCTTCCGGGCCCGCGCCCGCCGCGCCGTGGCCAAATACGGCGTCAAGCTCCTCATCGTCGACTACCTCCAGCTGATGAAAGGCTCCACGAAGCGAGCCGCCCAGGATCGCCGCCTCGAGATCGACGAGATCAGCAGTGGCCTCAAGCAGACCGCCATGGAGCTCGCCGTCCCCGTCATCGCCCTGAGCCAGCTCAACCGTGATGCCGAAGAAAGCGCCGAGCCAAAACTCAGCCACCTCCGCGAGAGCGGCAGCATCGAGCAAGATGCCGATGTTGTCGCCTTGCTGCATCGTCGGGAGCGGATAACGCACAAGGAAGAAGACAAAGGCAAAGCCGTCCTGATCCTGGCCAAGCAGCGCAACGGCCCGGTCGGCCGGATCGAACTCCTCTTCGACGCCGAGATCACAAAATTCAAAAACAGCACGGAAGAACTTTACAGCAACAAAAGCGAAAAGCGCCAAGCCGCCACTAACAAAGCCAACTACAGACCCAACAACTTCAACGACACCGACGGAGCCTAAACCCCATGAATGAATTAACCGGACCCCAGATGGACGTGCTTGAAGCCGTCATCAAAGAACGACTGCGCCGACTACTTATGGCGCAAGATCAGTTGTGCAGCGAATTGTGGAACTGCGAAACAGATGAACTAAGGGAGCCTGATTACGCCGAAACAGTTTCGCGCATCCAAAACAGCGTATGTCAGCGACATGATATACCAATACTGGCGCTTCATCCGGAAGTTGCTGAAAGATGCTCATCCAAATTTGCCATCACGCGGGCCGAAAAACACATCCGTAAATGGGTGCGCGGTAAGATGAGCAAGGAGGAGATTGAAGTGGGCATTGTCGGTCCGGCAATGGAGCTGGAGGAATACGACTACGGTTGGGTCTTTCTTGATAAACCCATGGGATTTTACACGCGTGACCTCGTTTGCATTGAGGAGATCGACAAAGAAATAGGGGACATTGGTTCGAGGAATTCCCATTACACGCCCCCCGAAGACAAGCAACGCGGATTGGTTTACATGCTCGCCATGGTCAACCGCTCCATCTCGACCAAAAAGTTTTTCCAAATGATGGCCGGCGCCAGCGACGTAGCCAAAGCGGGGGCGTTGAGAGAAGCGCTTGTCTGATTTCCCATGCAAATAAAAACACACACAAAAACAGAATTAGTCACCGAATTTGTCTCGCTCATTGCGAACGGAATCGAATGTTGGACCAAGGCTGGCGAGATCGTCGTGCGCTTGGTGGATGATTGCGACATGGCCATCGAAGACATCGCCGGGCAATCCGACTACCTCACCGAAGACATCGTCGCCAAGTTTGAGCAGCTCGGCCGGAAGCAGCTCCTCCCCGATCTGCTCGTGCTCGACTATCCTGCCGTCCGGCACATCACCAAGCTGCCATATTCGGAGCAGAAGCGCATCGTCAATGGCAGCGTCGAAGTCTTGGTCAGCAGCAACAAGGGGCTCGATACCCTCCGTATCGCGCCAGACAACCTCACGCCGCAGCAATGCCGGCAAGTCTTCGACGGCAACACCGTCCGTTCCGTGCCAGGGCAGCGTGCCTACCTCGAGAGCCGCAAACAGGACGAGCGCGTCAAGCTCTCCGCGGTCGAGTCCATCAAACTGCCCTACCAAGTCAAAGGCAAACGTGTCGTCTTCACCAAACCCTGCGAGATGAGCGCCCGCGAGCTGGCGCAAATCCTCGCCCAAATCGAATGAACCACCGCGGGGCGGTCCGCCTGGGCCGCCCCGCACCCACCCCATGAGCCACCAAGAAACCATCGCCCGCATGAACGCCGAATTGAACACCACCGAAGCCTGGGAACGCCGCTGGCAAGTCGAACGCGAGCACAACGAGCGTCTCCTCAAACAAGCCAGTCTCGCCCGCGAAGGCATCCACCAGCTCCGCGCCCGCGCCATCGAACGCTACGGCGCCTATCAGCAGAGCGCCGGCCAGGCCCGCACGGCGAATGACGCCCGCCGGGCCGACCTCCACGAAAGAATGTGCAGCGTGCAGTCCGGCATGACCCGCGCCCTCGACGACGTCCTGCAACTCTTCGACCAAGTCAGCACCGAGCCATGAACATCACCATCATCATGCCCGTCTGGAACCGCGCCGCCACGCTCCGCCGCGCCATTGAATCGACCGCCGGCCAAGGCGCCGACCAATTCGTCATCATCGACGACCACAGCACCGACGGCAGCTACGAGATCGCCAGCGAATATCCCGGCGTCACCGTCCACCGCCACGCCGCGAAAAGCACCGACCACCTCCGCGCCCTTGAGCCCGTCATCGAAAGCCTCCAGACCGACTATGTCCTCGGCATCGGCGCCGACGACTACCTTTATCCTGGCTGCATCGCCGCCCTCCGCCGCGGCCACCTCCACGCCCAAGGGGAAAATCCCGGCGCCATCTTCGCCGACTTCGACCACGTCGACAGCCAGGCGCAACTCTTGCGCACCGTCCGCTACAGCCCGGTCATGGTGCACCTCCCGCCCGAGCAATACCGCGCCTACATCGCCCACAAAAGCGTTCGCCCCGAATGCGGCGTCGCCAGCCTGATCCGCCATGACCTCTTGGTCTGGCTGCAACGCGAAGGCTACGCCGCCTCCGGCTATTTGTCCGACGTCTGGGGCTACATGCTCGCCGCCCTTCGCGCCGGCGCCGTCTACGTCCCCGGGCCCTACGCCGCCTTCACCACCCGCGCCGCCGAGCCCAGCTTCAGCGCCCGCGGCACGGCCAACCCCGCCGAGCGCGAGCGCATCGCCCGCGAAGGCACCGCCTTCCTCAACCGCCCCGCCATCGCTCCCTACGCCCAAGGCATCAAATGGCCCGTCTAAGACCTCTATGAACTCCTTCACCGGACCCCTCCCGCGCCATCGATACATCTGGATCGACAGCGCCTTCATTTACAAAGAACCCCGCGGCTTCATCCCCGCCGTCTGGTTTGCCCTGGCCAGCTGGCCCGGCCGCGCCTGGGGATGCAGCGTCGTCCTCGAGTGCGGCGCCTGTTACCGCAACCTCCCGCCGCACGCCTTGGCCTTCTGTCCTGATCCCGCGTCCGTTTGGCCGATCACCGCCGCGCAACGCTGGGACTGCTACGGCTGGGAATGGAGCGCCAACGCCTACCCGTATCTCGACAGCCAACGCGTCATAGCCCGCACCTCCGAGTCCCTCGAGCAACCCGGCGACTACCTCTTCAGCGTCGCCCCCGCCAACGACGGCTTCAGCGCCGAGCCCAGCCAGAACAAAGAATTCACCTTCATCGCCCTGGACAACGGCCGCCTGACCATCCAGCCGACCGACTACGTCCTCTTCGCCGACAAATCCTTCACCACCCCCGAATGGCCCACCGGCCTCAAACGCCAGCGCGACACCTACAGCTGCGAATGAAAGACACACCAGAAACCGACGCCCACTCACCGGCCAGCTATGCCATTATTCGCCCCGATGGCGTCCGCACGGATTACGTCCCCGCCGACTTCGCCCGCAAGCTGGAGCGCGAGCGCGACAAGGCGCAGGCGACTGTGGCAATGCTCCACGGCCATGCGAGCATTTTGGCCGAGGAGCGCAACGAGGCGCGGGGGATGCTGGAGCGGACATGGCACGAAGACGGCGCACCGCTCCTCCAGATGATGAGGGAGCGCGACGAGGCGCGGGAGGCATTTTCTTTAGCAACAAACCAAGCCATTGCAGCCCGTGAAATGCTGCGTCGTATTATGAATTGGTCGCCATGCCTGCCTGATTACGAGCGAGATGCAGAGCATTTCAAATTTCAAAGCGACACGTTTGCCGCGAGAAAGTTTTTGGAGGGCACTCTGCCCACTGAACACTGAAAACTGAAAACTCTCTTGATTTTCACCAAGCACAAAGTCCACAAACCGCCAGAGATCCTGGGCAAAGACGCCGCGGGAAATGTCCTGGCCCGGTTTCCGGACGGCCGGCGCCGGCTGACCGCCGATCAGCTGACCGAATTCCACCGGCGATTCGAGGAGCGCATTGCCCTCGAGGAGCAAGATCCTTACCGCTACGGCTACGTCATACCCATCTGGTCCACCGCGGACCAACAATTTGCCGCCCTGCGCGAAGAATTCCCCGAAGGCGTCACCGAGCTGCTCATCCTGGGCGGCAACCGCGCCTCAAAGTCCCGCTACCTGGCCCGCCGCGCCGTGCAAGTCATGGTCGAAAACCCCGGCGCCCGCGTCTGGTGCCTGCAATCGACCGAAGCCTCGAGCATTCAGAACCAGCAACCCTACATCTGGGATTATCTGCCCGCGGAATGGAAGCCCGCCGCCAGCGGCAAAATGCGCAAAGGCGTCGTGACCAATATTACCTACAGCCAGAAAGGAGGGTTCACAGAAAACAGCTTCGTGTTGCCCAATGGCAGTCAGTGCTGGTTCAAATTTTACAGCATGGACGTGAAGGCCATAGAAGGTGCCGAGTTGAACTACTGCTGGGCGGACGAATTGGTCGAGCCAGCTTGGATTGAGGCCCTGCGTTTTCGACTCATCACCCGCAACGGCGAGCTGGCCGTCGGCTTCACCCCGATCCTCGGCTACACCGACACCGTGGCCGAATACCTGGCCGGCGCCATCACCCTCGAGGACGCGCCCGCCGAGCTGCTCACCGACCTCAAAGGCAACCCGCTCCGCGTCCCCCGGGTCCAGCAATGCAGCAAGCCCACCGCCCGCGTCGTCTACTTCCACACCGCGGACAACCCCTTCGGCAACTACGAAGCGATGAAAACCGAGCTCCTCAAGTCGTCCAAAGACCGCGTCCTCATGCGGGCCTACGGCGTGCCGACCAAGAAGGCGGCCAACATGTTTGCCAAATTCAACACCTCGGTCCACGTCATCCCGCCGGACCGCGTGCCCAAGACCGGCGTAAATTATCATGTCGTCGATCCCTGCAGCGGGCGGAACTGGTTTATGATCTGGGCCCGCTTCGACGAGGCCGGCCGCTGCTTCGTCTATGACGAATGGCCGAGCCAAGTCCGCGAAGTCCCCGGCGTCGGCCTGCCCGGGCCCTGGGCCGTGCCCGGCGGGAACAATCCAGACGGCGTGGCTGGCGAAGCGCAACGCTCCTTTGGCTTCGGCCTCAGCCATTACAAGTTGGAGATCGAGCACCTCGAGGCCAAACACGGACGCGACCTCGGCCTCAACGAGCCGATCACGGTCTTCGAGCGACTCATGGACAGTCGCTACGGCAACAGCGCCACCGTGGCCCGCGAAGCGCCGACCACCCTGATCGAAGAATGCGCCGACCTCGGCCTGGATTTCACCGCCGCCCCCGGCGATTCGATCAAAGAAGGCGTCACCATGATCATCAACTGGCTCAGCTACGACGACAACCAGGAGATCAGCGCCCTCAACCAGCCCAACCTTTACATCTCGAGCAACTGCAAAAACATGATTTTCGCCCTCAGCCAATACACCGGCGAAGGCAACACCAAATCCGCCGGAACCAAAGACGCGATCGACGTCCTCCGCTATCTCGTGCTCAGCGGCGCCAGCTACGTCTCGACCAAGGACCTCGAAGTAACACCCGCCGGCTCCTACTGACTCCCCAACTGAAAACCGAACACAGCCGAGCGCAGCGAGACAGGCTGCCGCGAAGCAAAGCCAAAACACTCCTCTATGACCAAACAACTCCTCAACCGCGGCGACCTCCTCGAATGGCTTGAGATTAGTGAGGCGACCTACCGCAAATGGATCGAAGCCAAGCTCCTCCAACCGGTCAAACTCAAGGGCATCAAGAAGAAATGGTTTCGCCGCTCCGACGTGATCAAGGCCCTGCAGTTGGAGGCCCCGCTATGATCAAAAAATCTCAGATGAAATGCAACGCCCCCAAGCGCACGCCCGGCCATGCGACCAAGTCGCACGTGGTCAAGGCCTGCGCTGGCGGGGAGGAGCGCATTATCCGTTTCGGACAACAGGGCGTGATTGGCAGCCCGTCGGGCACGAAACGGAACAAAGCATTCAAAGCCCGACATGCCTCCAATATCGCCAAGGGCAAAATGTCCGCCGCTTATTGGGCCAACAAAGTGAAATGGTAAACCTATGCACAAGAACAAACCCGGTCTCTATGCCAACATCAACGCTCGCAAGAAAGCCGGCACTAGCCGGCCGAAAAGCAAGAGCACTGTCTCCCCGAAAATCTACAACCAGATGAAGAAGGGCATCGGCGCCTTCAGCCCAAAATGAGAAATCTGCTCCGCCGTCTCTTGCGCCGCTGGCGCCGTCCGCCGCTCGACCTCTACCCGCAGCCGGCCGACTTTGACCCCGGCGAGGCTCTCGCCTTCACCCGCGAGATCCCGCCGCCGGTGTGGATCGCCGTCATGTTGGCGCTGCAGGACCGCATTGCCGACGCGACCAACCTGGCCAGCGCGATGGCCACCGCGAAGGAGCCCGGCTACCAAGCGCACGCTGCCGGCCAACTCTGCGCCCTGGTCGAGTTCTACGACGACCTCGAGGCCAAACGAGTCGAAGCGATGGCAGAGCACTTGTAGGGTCTGACGCTTTTTGGCGTTGCTTGGCGTCCTTTGGCGTTTGTTGCGACGACCGGCGCTGGTAAATCGCCGGCGCCCGCCCCATCTCTCGCCCCGCATGGATGAAAGGCAACGCGTCAAAAATATTGCAAAGCATGGCGTAAGCAATGCGAGCCGCATTTATTCCCCGGACGGTCCTGTTCCTTCCTTTGTGCTACGGGAAGGTTTTGCGCAGGTAAGCGGTCCTAATCAACCCTCTGCGCCTTCCCCAATCCCATGCCACGCCGGATAAAGAAAGCCGCGGCCAAGACGTCCATCCTGGTCGTAATCTCCGACCTTCATTGCGGATCGTCCGTCGGCCTCATGCCGCCCGATAGCGAAAACCTGGCCGGCAATACGATTAATTTCGGCTCCAACCACCACCAAGCCTGGTTGTGGGAATGCTGGCAAGATGCCCTGGCCCAAGTCGCCAGCATCGCCGGCCGCGATCCCTACGCCGTCCTGGTCAACGGCGACGCGACCGAAGGCATCCACCACCGGTCGCCGGAAGTCGTCGCCAGCTTGATCGAGAACCACTGCGCCATGGCGGCCGAAGCCCTCAAGCCGCTCACCTCGAAAGCCGCGGCAACCTTCATCACCAAAGGGACCGAGTGCCATACCCATGAAGTCGAGACTTATCTGGCCAGGCTGATCGGCGCCCAGGACGATGTCGCCCGCGAGAAGTGGCTGATCAACATCCACGGCTGCGCGATCGACGCGACGCATCATATCGGCGCGACCAGCCGCGCCTACCTCGAGGCCTCCGCGCTTTCGATCACCCTTGGCAACGCCCGCCTCAAC